GTTATACCAGCAGCATATGCCCTGGCCATCCGTGACAGCCGTCCACCTGCTCACATTGAGAAGATAGCTCGTCGATTCTGTATACGCGTTCGCTACCGCTTCAAAGGTGTATCTGTGGTTGATTGTGGCCTCGAAGCCGAGGGGACTGCGCAGCACCGCATCCAGCGTTGCAGTCACATCGCCGCAGCTCTGGCAATACGCTGCGTGGGCCATGCCGCATCCTGACGAGTGTTCGCCGCCAGGACATAGGTCGCACCGATCGCAAGTAGGGCATTCTTCGTCCCCGCCAGGCGGCGGTGGATCGTCGCAAACATCACAGCAGTATCGGCGGCCAGCCGTCACGCACAAGGCCCGTCATGTACGCCGAGCCGGTCAAAGAGGTATATGACTCGGGCATCGTTCGCTGCATAGCGGTGCATCCATACAATGGATTCGTCGGGAATCGAGAGCGGAGCATATCCGAGTGGGTAACTGCTTCCCGCCATATTGACTCCGAACACGACCGGCTGCGTATCAGGGTTAGACAACTCCGCAACATTGAGCGCATAGCCATCGTCGTCGTCGCCGGTCATATCGCGAACATCACTCGACGACAGGAACCCCATCTCAGAAATCTCGATCGCGAACTCATCATCCGCGAACGATTCAATGTCTACCGCAGCCCAGTCGTATCGCCAGACAATATCCGTGGCGGTGACGGAGTTGTCATGCCGCGTAATATCTTCGGTCACGATAGGCGTTGGCGATGATAGTCTCGCCAGAAAAGGCCGTGGCCTCGGTCGTGCTTGTGCAGCAATCACACGCGACAACGATTGCTGCATGTCGTTGAAAGTGTTGGACGATGCCGCGAGCGTATTCATGTACGCCTCATCAATGCGGCCGAACCGCATCCGCGAAAGTACAGGCAGACGCGGGCCTGTCGTCATGTCGCCACCGGCAAGTCGCCGAAGCTGGCTTTGACGAAGGGTTGCACCCAGTAGATATGCTTTGCGACCGGCCGCTTCTCTCCGTCCACCTCGAATATCTTAGTCAACACCTCCCCCTGTGGATCGGTCTTCGCAACTTGTTCGGCGTGATAGGTGAACTGATCGACTGCGAACTGGTGTCGCAGCACCCAAAGGTTCGCCGTCGTGTCATACGACCAAGCCATTCCGAGATACAGAATCGTCCCGGCCTCGCCACCCTGGTACACAGAATCGTTGCGATGCCCGACCAGGTAGTCGAACTCGCCAATGGGCGGGATACTTTCGCGACGCTCGACGATCTCGAAACGGCGTTCCAAGGAAACTATCGTCGTCGGTGTCCCTCCCGCATCCACTGGATCGCCGCCGATGTCCACGGGTGTTGGTTCATCCCAACCGCCGGATGGCGCGCTCCAGTATCCTCGCCTGCGGTATACGGCTTTCGTCGATGCCCGCGTATCGCCGCTGAACTCCACCGTGGCGGTCGTGCCGCTCGGCGCGGTCGTGTATTCGTACTCCAGAACCCAAGTATCTTGCATGCCATCAGGCCGCGACCATGACCGCGTGCCGTAGAAGGTAGCAGTCTCGCCGCCGATGGTCGTCGTGTCGTCGAGTGCAGGCAGTCCTTCTGCAGTTGCTGCAAGTGCCGTCTCGCGAACCGTTGTCCCAGTGACATGGAACTTGCGCGTGATTGTTCGCGCTCCGGTTGCGTTGATCGACCCCGACTCCGACTTGCTGAAAATCTCGCTAACGACGACTGCCATTGTTCAATCCTCATGCGGCCAAGATGACCGATTCTCCAGCCCCGCCCTTCGATAGAGCATCAGACATCGCCTCGTTCGTATCCGCGATTCGCGTGAGCAGGTTCGTCTGCGTTTTCATCTGCACTGCCTGGGGGCTAGAAGCCATGGCAAGGGTAAAGCCGCCGATCGCTGTGTCGATTGACGCTGTCGCTGCAGTGGGGTCTGCGGCCACTGCTGCTGATGGTGCTGCTGCGACCAACGCCTGCCGTTCTAGTGCCTCGATCTCGTCGATGATCTTCTTCTGGTCATCTGTTGCGGTTTCCCTCATGCGTCGGAACTTGGCTTCGAGTTCGATCAGCTGTGCGCCGAGTTGATCGCCTGCGGCCTCTGCCTGGAGAACCTGCAACTGCGTCTGTAGGTCTTCCGTCTCGCGTCGGATTGACTCGGCCTCTTTTCTCGCACGCTCCTCTGCCGCTTCGGCCTTGCGTCTCTCTGCTTCTATCGCCCTTGCCTCTCGCTCTGCGATCATCTCCATCTCTTTGCGATGTCGTTCCTCCTCAGCCGCAAGTGCTTCCTCCTGGGCCTGCACGAATCTCTTGCCTTCTATGGTCTGCAGACGGATGAGTTCGTTGAGTGCTGCCTTCCGAGCCCTCTCGAAACTGCCGACCGCACCGTGTTGATCCTTGAACAGTTCTGCGATCCTCTCCTCCAACGCCTCCTGTTCCCTCGTATGCTTGAGGATCAACTTCTCCTCTTCGCTCTGGGCCTCTAGCATCTCAGCCTGATCCGACAACGCCTGTGTGATGTCGGATGCCTGTTGTCTCGTTGCATTGAGGTTCATGTTCGCAGTAACCAAAGCCTCGATCGCTGCCGACTGCTGATTGAGGAGGTCGATGTATTCCTGCTCGCTAGTGATCAACTTCTGCAACTCGCGGCCCACATTGAACATGCTCGATGCGACCGGGATGTTCGAGTCTTGGATGATGTTGCCGACTTCTTCCCACTTCTGGCCGAGTGTCAATGAATCATCGCCAAGTGCCTTGGCTGAACGGCTCAGAACTGTGAGCGTCTTCTGCAGAATCTCAACAGCCGCAGCAGCGATCATCAGCTTCGATCGGAACTCTGTCCACGACTTCGATATCCTCTGTGCAACAGTGACCTGAGCGTTTTCGATCTTCTGAGATGCTACGACGACAGCCCTCTCAGCATCCGCGAGCCCCTTCTTGAGTTGCTCAGTCTGTGCTTCTATCGCAACCGTGATTGTGCCGAGTTCTGCCATCAGTCTTCGTCCTCGCCTAGTTCAGCTTGCATCTCCACCCACTCGCGATCTGTCATCGGGGTGTCGGATTCCATCCTGCGGACATACCCGATTCTACGCACAAGGGTCAAGAACGCATCGACCGGCAGATCATACGGGTCGCCGAAGCCTGGAAAGTAGCGGGCGATCATGGCTGCGTGCGTCAACCATCTCGGCTTCGCTTCTTCCCGGCTTCGGCCTTCGGAGGGGGGCCACCCACCTCTGCCCCAATCAGTTCGAGTGCGATCTTGATCGCCTCCTCCGCGCTGCCACAGAACGCATCGGGAAGCCCATCAGCATTCTCGACATTCGGCCCGGTGGCAGCTTCCGCAATAAGTTCGAGCGCACCCTCGGGCGCGACAGCCTGTCGGACTATCTCCGACAAGAGCCCGCGTGAGTTGTCGAGGTCTTGGAGTGCTGCGACCTTGCCAGTCGAGTCCACCTCCGCATCCTTGAGGTCAGCCAGGAGCCGTTTTCGCTTTGCGTGCCATAGACGATCGCCGACGGCTATCAGTTGGCGAGGCGTGAGACGCTCAAGCCAAGCAACACCGTCGGCGATCGGCACTTCTATTCGTTTTCGCTTCATGGTGGAAGCGTAGCAGATTATCCAGAGCCCGTCAGAATCAACTCCAACTCTGAGACGGTGCGCCCACGAAGGCGAAGTCTAATGAGATAGTCGCATCGCCGGTCTTGGATGAGGAGATGCTCGCACCAGACAAGATGGCGGTTCCAGACCACTGGTTCCCACTCTGAGCAACCAGTGTCAGAGTGCATGTGTCTCCCGTTTCAAGGCTCCCTGCATCCAGGAGCGGATCTTCGGTGTCATCCATGAAGCCGGACACCGAGCCCGTGTATGTGGGTATTCCACCGCGCACATTCGTCGCAGTGTCGCCATACGCCGTGACATCGCTCACAACGCGAGAGATAGTCATCGACCATGCGTTTGCCGTGATTCCGTACGCGAGCGACGCAATCGTCACGCTGCCTTCGTTGCCTATGATTCTTGCCATTGGTTCTTCCTCTGCTAACTAGTCGAAGTCGCCTCGATCGTGTATGTGGACTCGCTCGCGATTATCTCGCCAAGGATCGAACGCCGATCCCTATCTTGACAGACCACTACTCCTCGATCATAGCCGGTCGGTGCAAGAGCAACCGAATCCAGGAGCGTGAATAGTTTGGCCTCGATGTCTCCCAGTGCTGCAGCACCGAGCCTGCGATGACCGTATATCGTGAACATGACCGTCGATACGACGAAGAACTCGCCGTCGAACAACCCGCTGGTCGGCGAAGATGTCACGCCGTAGACAAGTAGCGGAAGGGCCGCATCGTCTGGGCCTTCCTCCTCGTATATCCGGCCACCGACCGCAGCGTAGAGCGTGCCTGCCGACTGGTCGGCGGTGAGTTTCGTGTATAGGGCCGACTTGATCGCTTGGGGCATTGCCTACTCTACCTTCCGGCGAAAGCCGCCCTTCTTCATCAGTCGCAGAGCCTCATTGACGAGCCGCTTCGGTTGCAACCGTTTCGCGATGTCCTTGTTCGCATCCTGCCGCCACGGCAGACTCTCGCGGAGATAATCTCGGCCACCAGGCTCTCCCGCTCGACCCTTCATCACGAGCCAGAAGGCATACTCGACATTCGTCACAACGCGAGCGACAGACTTGCTACCCTCTCGCTTTGCCATCTGTGCATGCCACCTATTCGCGAGTGCGCCTGAATCAGTGAATGGGATGGACGATCCGGGCGGTGAC